ACATTCTGTATATTTGTATTCTACTTCTTCTCCATGAGGTAAATACAAATATTTGATCTCACTACTATTTATTGTTTGTAGGGCATCTCCAAGTGTTTCTACTAAGGGATCTCCTGCTAAATTAAAAGAAGTATTGAGGAGCATGGGTACATCAGTACGTTCATAAAATGCTTCTATCAATTCATAATAATTTTTATTTTGCTCTTTAGTGACAGTCTGTATTCTACTTGTGCCATCTTCATGGACAATACTTGGTACAGTTTCAATAGCTTTTTGTTTTGCTTTAATTGCGAATGACATATAGGGTGACTCTTTTATAGTCAACATTTCAAAGTAATCATTTGCATGTTCTAACAAGATGGTGCCTGAAAGGGGTCTATACCATTCCCTTCTTTTAATCTTATTTACAATATCTTTCCCATTTGGTATACGTGGATCAAAAAGCATTGATCTATTACCCAATGCTCTCGGCCCCCATTCAGAGAAATTTTGAAATATTGCTACGATGTTTCCATCACACAGTTTATCTACTGCATCTTGTTTATCTTTGAGTACCATATCTATCTAACCACAATGTTGCTCCTATAGCCGTACCCCCATCATGTGGTACAGGATCAACAAAAAAATTATGTTCAGGAAATGCCTTTACGTATTCATAATTATTAACACAATTTAAAGCATAACCTCCTGATAAGACTACATTTTTTATAGGTGAATAAGAAAATGCTTTCTCTAATAAACCTATAGTACTTTCTTTAGTTTCTAATTGTAATTTCATTGCAAGACCTTCTGGATCACGATCAGATTTACCATAAGCTGCTAACCCCATTAATTTTCCTGCATCATGTCCTGCAAATTTAAAGTCTAATTCCTCACATAAAGTTGAAAATCTTTGTCCACTTGAGGGATCACTTGACAAGAAATATTCTACATTATCTTGTATATAATGTTTTTTCGGCCATTTACCATTAGTATGTTTCGCAAATCTAAAATTAGAAGAGTGTGAATATTTCTTTTCATAACCTTGTTTGTCAAATAAATAAATACTCTCTACTTCTTGATACATGGGAACTTCTTGCCCACCTCCACCATCCATTACTACACATATAGCTTCATCAAAAGGGGAAAAATGAAAACCACATACTGCATGATAGAGATGGTGTTCTGAGGGGAAAAAGTACCATGTGGCCGGATAGTCTTTTAATTGATCTTTCAGTATATCGTTTATTTGTTCATCTGTAAAGGGATTAGGATTAAAAAAAGTATCGTTCCTTCTATCATGAGAAGTAACTATAACTTCATTAGGAAAGTTTTCAGCTTCAATGATATGTTTACTTATACATCTATAAAAATCTTTACTGTCACCTTCTTTAACTTTAAAAAAAGTATTTGACGGCCCACTACCTTGACCAGGAGTATAATACTTTTCTCTATTATACCTTTCCTCTTCAAAATAAAATAAATTTTTCTCTGGTGTCAGCAAACAAATGGATGAGTTGTGTGATGTATTAATTCCAAGTTTCATTCTAATGTTTGTTTTAATTTTTCAGGTTCAGGCATAAATGGTACTTGTCCATCTTGTCGAGGTTCAACTGCTTTAACATATTCTTGATTTCGTGATCCCTTAAAAGAGAAATGTGTTTCTCCTATACTTGGAAGATTTTTAGGATCACTATAATATCTATGTGTTAGTTCGTGTGGTAAAAACAACATTTCTATTGGTAAGAAAAATGCAGTTTTATCTTCTATATAAACGTAATGATCCCATCCAGAAGAGTGAGGACTTACCTTCGCGAGATAATTTGTTTCATATTCTTCTAGATTTTTCATTATAGTTATTATTCCATCATTGTATATGTGTGTGGGATAAGTTTTGTTATCATAACTACCTTGAGAAATAAACATTTGTAGTCTTTCTCGTATTTCAAGTTCTGAATGTTTGTGATAATTAGCAAAAAAGGTAAACAATTCATCATCATAATTTAACATAGATCTGTGGTCTATCATTTCCATACCACACAATAATTGATAAAAATTCCCAGGCCTAAAAAATTGTAGAGCATTGTTGATATCACCATAACTTCCATTAATTTCAGAAGAGTAAAGCGGTGGCCGATGTCTCCACACTTTTAATTTTTCTTGTAAGTCGAAAGAATATTTAGCTTCTTCTCTTTGTGTTTTCCAAAATGGTGTATTTTTTTGAGTGATATATTGTGTTCTTAAATAATAATATATGTTTTTAATATTATGTAATTGAATTTCATTATAATAATTTGCTGTTGCTTCTGGTTCATTTTTCCAAGCATTATATACATGAACAAATAGTAGAAGTTGTCTTAAGACAAAACCGAAAGTGGTAGCTTGTAGAGGTTCAAAAAAGGTAGCTGGAATTCCTACCCCCAAAACATTTTTATAGAAAATTTTCTCTCTATACATAGGAGAGAATTTTGCTCCATGAGCTACTAAGTTATTGAGATCACCACCGATTTCTTTAATATATCCTTCTAACTTTTCATCTGTCATGAAGTCTGCCGAATATAATACTCCATTACCCCCTCTTTGTGAGGTTTCTACTTTCCAAATCCAACAGTCATCTTTTCCTGTAGTCTCTACCCAAATTGCGGGATCAGGCGGATTAACAAGTGGAGTAGGAAAAGCAGTATATCTATTCACTAAAAAATCATCAGCCAGACTAGTAGGTTTTGAACCAAGAGTTTCCCCCAATAATAAAGCTTTAAAGCCAGTACAATCAAAATAAAACGTTGAAATGTATGTATGTTTTTCACCCACCACCTTTGAAATATATCCTGTGTTTGGATCTTTCTCACAGTTGGTTATTGTATCTTCAATTATTTCAATTCCACGATCTTTACATACTAATCGAAAAAAATCTATCGCTTTAAAATTATCAAAATTGACAGAAAATGTTTGTCCTAAAATAGCAAATTGATTTGCTTGAGATGTAATTTTTTGATCATTGATTGTAGGGAATTCAAGTTCTGTAGTATATTGAGAAGTAAAACCAAATTTTTCAAAAACATTGGATTCAGAATCAGGATCTATATTATATAATAATCTTTTACTATAATAATGACATGGTTCGTTGAGGGGCGCAAGTGAAGCAAGGGATTTGTTCTTTATTTGACTAATCGGATCTGTCAGTATATCATTTGTAGTGGACAAAAAATGTGGCCACTCATGATTATCTCGTAACCAATTTTTTTGTTTAATACATATTTTTGGTGTAGCATCACAATGAAGAAAAAAATCAGCGGGTTCTATTTGGGCAGCTTCACAAAATTGATACCAAGTTTCATTTGTGCTTTCCCCTACACCAATTTCTTTTTGTTTGGGAGAATATATTAAGACAATTTTTTTGGTAGGAAGATATCTTTCCAATAGAAGAGCGGTCATTAAACCTGATACTCCTCCTCCAATAATACAAAAATCACTTCTCATAGTTACTATTTCTATTTGGTAGGTTGAACTTCCCAAAAAGATTTCAATTTATTTCTTTTATCTCGTTCAATAATTAATTTTCTTGCTTCTTTATTTCGTTCATTCCATTCTTTTGCACGTTTTAGAATAGATTCTTTATTTTGTTTGTAGTATTCTTTTAGGTATTCTTTTCGTTTGTCATCATGTTTCCATTTCTCAGCAAGACGATCTTTATTCTTCTCATAGTATTTCCGATTGGCAATTCTTTTACGTTCTTTATCGGTCATAAAACACCTTCTACTCCGGCCTTTGCTATGAAATATGAATCAACAATATCACTAATTGGACTTATTACTTTTTTTGTTCTAGGAGTTAATTGTTCTTTAAGATCTGTAGGTGTCAATAGTTCATCAACGAAAGCATCATACATTAACTCCTTATTTGCATTACCTTTACCCGTAGCAAACTTCTTGATAACTGTGGGGGGATAGGTATTTACTGAAACTTTATTTTTCCACATTTTGTGTTTTAGTATGGCAGTATTTTCATATATCGGTGCTCTATTGGAAGTCACTCCATAAGCATACCCCTCAAGAAACACTTCCTGACAACCTTGAACAATGTTATAAGCCCAAGTTGCGAGTTTTTCATGTCGTTCTTCTGCCGACTGCCACTCAGGATAGGGTTCGGCTTTTAAGTTTCCTAACCCAGTCCCGGCGGCAAGTTGTTGTTGTTTTTCACTATTAGATAGATAATGAAACACACACCTATCAAAGTCAAAATGTCCACCATGTTCATCCTTATATACACATATTGCTGGGGAAGTTAATGAATAATCAATCCCAGCTATCTTCTTCATCAGCTTCTCCTGTTTCACTATCCACTTCAAGGTAGTGGCCACAGAAAGAACATACTTCTAATCCTTCTGTATCATTTGTAAAAATTTCGTATTCTTTATCACATCCATCACATTGTACTACTATTGTTGCACTTCCATCTTCCCAGAGTATTTCTACTGGCATATCCTATTGCCTTTCTCTTAATTAGTTATATTATACATTTTATCTGTTGGAACAGGAAACACTTTTAATGTGATGTTACCAATTTTCATAAAACGTTTATTCCTAATAATATTTACATTAATTTTTTCACCAATTTTATATCTTATTAATTGATCTGCGAATTCTACATCAGTATTAATGAATACATCATTGATACCTATAATAGTATCCCACGGCTTTAATCCTTTTGGTATTGGATTTGTGGGTTTATTTTCATTACTTATCATTAGTCCGAAAGTATTCGGAATCGTGATATTTATATCAGGATTCTTTTTTAAGAGTTCTCTTTTTTGATGTTCTTTCCCATTTAGAGAAATAACCATAACACCTAATGCTGGGCGATCTACCTTTCCTGTCCTTAACATTTCGGCGAGTGATTTTTTTGCAATATCGGCTCTGACTCCTAGACCGACTCCTGCATTTTGATTAGATCTAGATACCATCAAAGTAGCAACTCCTACGATTTCACCCTTTTCATTAATCAGAGGACCGCCTGAATTTCCTTTATTGATTGCGGCATCTACTTGGATAGATTTGATATAGGGGTGTCTTGCATATCTGTCATTATTAGAAATAATACCTTTTGATAGACTCCATGCCATCCCCATAGGGTGTCCAAAAGCATATATTTCTAGTCCTGTATATATCTCTTCTGAATCTATAAACTCTAAGTATGGAACTTTTCTTTCAAGTCCTATTACTTCAAGTACCGCAAGGTCAGCTAATGGATCTTCCCCTATTACTTTTACTTGATATTCTGTCCAATCATTTTCATCCCAATAATATAAATTGATTGTTTTCTGTTTATACACACAATGAAAGTTGGTAAGTATATTACCCTTTTCATTGATGGCAATCCCAGAGCACAATGCATTTGGTGAAGTTGGTGATGGATCTTCAAATTTGTTTACCGATAGTAATACTACCGACTTTTTCACCTTTTCGATTATATCTTTCTCAATAGCTTGTGCTGGATTGAAAAAGAATAGTAATATAGAAAAGCATAATAACACAAATAATTTAAACTTTTCCATTTTTTCCTTTTAAAAACTTATTATAGGCGAATCCTCTGTAGGTACTTCCTCTGGTTGCTCTGGTGAGTCTGATTTCCCGGAATTAACAGGAGGTTCGACCTTCTCTTCAATTCTAGTTTCATTATCTTCAGCAAATTCATCTAACCCTTTTAGAGCTTCATTATCTAAAATAATTAATCCTGCTAGAGTGCCATATTCTTTTATACACTCTAATGATTTTTTCATAAACAATTTTGGTATAAGTTCTGGTGCGTTTTTATTATCTTTACTAATGAAATCAACATACGCTTTGTACTTATACTGTGTTCTAACTTTATCTATTACACAAAAACAATGAACCATCATTACACGTGAAATATGATAAGGCGGTGGTGTATTCATGAGGTTAGGGTTTCCTAACGCAATCCACCTTAATGTTCCATTGTAACATACATTTGTAGTATCATAAATTACTTGACTTGGCCATTCATCATTTGATACTTTATCAAAATCGCTCTGTGCCCATATAAAAGGTAGGAACAGAAACGAAAATACAATAATGAACATCATCAAAATCTTTTTCATATCGCAAATCCAATGTAAAGTAATAACAATATTATTATAGCTAACTCTACGACTAGCACAGTATGATACCATACCCATCTAGTCTCATAAAGTGCGTCTTTCTCTATTTTATCTCTATGGAAAGTAAAATATACTTTATCTTTTACATCCTCATACCACACATCAAATTTATCTTTAAGTGACATGTGCCCTCCTGTTAAAGTTATGTAACGGATGGGGAAATATCTACTATTTCACATCCCTTCTCTGAAGTACACGCAAACTCTTGACTTGCGCTAGTGTAATCTTGTGTTTCATATTCTGCTAGAGATGCCCAATTTACATTCTTTGGCATCTGATCTAATAGTTCTTTATACTCTTTTTCTGAGCAATCTTGATATGGTGCTTGTCTATACGTATGATCACTAAATGGTAAAAAACTAATACCACTTATATCATCAAAGTTTTCATATACCCAAGCAGCAGTATTTACCCATTCATCTTCCTTGATAGAGACAGTTACACTTGGTTTATGTTCACACCACTCTTTTGCGTAGGTGTGCCATAAAGATAACTGCTTCCATGCAGTCATTTCTGTTCTACAAATAGCCCCTTCCGGACTCTTTTGTGGGAATGAAAAGACAGTAGTATGTTCAGGTTTACTTACATCAGGCTCATTTGGAAATCCCTCTGCCTTCATCATCTTACAGAGAGGATCTTTGTTATCAGCCCTTACTGTCCTAATATAATAAGGATTATGGCGGGCATGAATACCAGAAGCAGAATCAACGAGCTGTGAAACAGTACCACTTGGTTTAACACAAGTAATGGCGGCAGCCCTTTGGATTCCAAGTTTTTCCGCATATTCTTTATTTGTCTTAACTGCGATATCTCTAAGTTCATTTAATATCTTTTTTATATTATCTTTTGACCCATTCGTTAAAGAATTGTCCATGATTCCGGTAAGACTAACTCCAAGTAATCGTTCTTCTTCACAATTTCGTTGCCACTCTCTAGAGAGGTATTTGAAGTTGGTGAGAGTAGATTGGAATGTGCCAAGGATAGTTGCAACCCTAACTTTGTCTTTGATAGACTGCAAATTATCGTTGGATCTGAGGACGACTTCGGATAGGTTGCAGAATTCCCTTGAGCGTAAAATGATTTCGCTGCAAGGATTTGTGCCGAAATCATCTCTTGCCACCCTTCTTTGAACGTATGTGCCATCTTTATCCTTTTCTTTATTATTTAGTTCACTTACATGAGATTTGCTTGCTAAACTACTGTAAATACCACGTTCTCCAGATTTACTATCGTAGAGTGATAACCACTCTCTCATAAAAGTTCCTACATCTGGTTTCTCTTTATAATTAACTGAGTTGTTCGCAAG